TTGGGGGTTCCCTCTCGCCTATAGACTTCGAACCTTCAGCAATTTGCTGGGGTGGCAAGAACAGCTTTTCGATGCCCGCGACCTAGACGGCCGTCAGCAGATCGTCCTCGTCTTCGACCCGTCGATGGCAACGACGCGCGGGATTTCGCCGATGTCGACCATTCTCAAGGTGGTCCGCCAAGTCGACCAGTATGCCGATGCCACGCTGACATCTGCACTGATCCAGACGATTTTCGCCGCCGTTATCAAGACCAGCATCACCGGGCAAGCCGCTTACGACGGTCTGATGACGAAGGAAGACGTCAACGGCAAGGATGCCGGGTTCATGAACCTGGCCGACTTCGCCGAAGCGCAGCAGCAGTGGTACGACGGATCGTCGATCGATCTGACACAGCATGGCCGCATCGCGCAGCTCTTTCCGAACGACACGCTCGAGTTCACCGAAGCGAAGCAGCCAGGACAGCAGTACGACGCCTTCATGGGCTGGCTGATGCGAGAAATTGCGGCCGGTTCAGGCGTCACCTACGAAAGCGCGACAGGCGATTATCGCGGTGCCACCTACTCCTCGATCCGCATGGGCGGCGCCGAGGCGTGGCTGACGGTTCTCCGTCGGCGCGCCAATCTGATCACGCCGTTCTGCGAAACTGTCAAAGCGACCTTTCTGGACGAAGAAATCCAGACCGGGCGCCTTCCCTTCCCGGGCGGATACTTCGCTTACATCGCCAATCGCGATGCTGCCAACGCCGGCGCTTGGTCCGGACCATCGCAGCCTCAGGCCGACGACTTCAAGGCGGCTCGATCGCATGAAGTGCTTGCCGGCATCCAGGCGACAACCCTCGCCGAGATTTCTGCCTCCTATGGCCGCGATTGGGATGAGGATATGCGCCAGCGCGCCGAAGAAAACCGCTTGGCCGATGAGCTGAAGTTGCCGCGTCCCTGGATCCAGAAGGTCGCTCCGCAGCCGGAAGACGCCGACAAGGCGGCCGAACTCGACAAGGATCTGGCTGCAAAGCCGATCGCGCCGGTACCCGGCAAGAAGCTGTCGGAAGAAGACGTCGATGTCACGCTCGAGGCAGAACTCAAAGAGGAACCCTGATGGCGATCGATTACACCATCTTCGCCGGAGAGCCCTATGACCCCTGCGCAGCTCTCGCAGTGCTCCGGCCGGTCTACATGCAGATGCGGGTCGAGGGGACCGTAAAGCGGATCAAATTCCGCGACCGTGACACCGAGTTTGCACCGGCAGACTTGTCGTCCCTCGCAGAGCTCATTGCCCAACTCGAATCCGACTGCAGCACGGCTAGCGGCGCGTCGAAACGGCGGTTCGCCATCACGGCGGGCGCCAGAATCCACAACTGCTGCATCGGAGGATGGTGGCGCCGATGAAACACTTCATGGACTTCGCCGCCACCGCTGGCTGGGCGATGCTGCCGGAGGCTGTCGAAAATCTGGTGGCGATCGCCGAGCGGTCGGTCGACATCAATCCGGAAATACTCGAGGCGTACCGCGCGAAGTCGGTCGAGAACGCCGATCGTCTCAGGGCGCGTGATGGCGTCGGAATCCTTTACGCGGAGGGTCCGATGTTCAAAAAATCGAATTTGATGACATCGATCTCGGGTGCAACCTCCTATCAGATCCTAGCAAGGGATCTCCAGGCCGCTCTTGATGATCGATCGCTGCATTCCATCGCCCTGCTCATGGACACCCCAGGCGGCGAGGCAAACGGCGCTGATGAATTCGCTGCGATGCTGCACGCTGCCAACAAGATCAAGCCGGTGACAACTTACGTCTCCGGCATGGGAGCCAGCGCCGGCTACTGGATGGCGGCTGGCGGCGGCCGCATCATCTTGTCCGAAGCATCAATGGTCGGCTCAATCGGTGTCGTGCTCGGTATCAACGATACCAGCCTGGCCGATGAGAAACGCGGGGTCCGCAAGCTTCAATTCGTTTCGTCTCAGTCGCCAAACAAGCGGCCGGATCCAAACACGGAAAGCGGCAAATCGCACATCCAAGCGATGGTCGACTCCCTCGCCTCAGTCTTCATCAGCAAGGTCGCCGCTTATCGGGGCGTCTCGGAAGACGACGTCATCGCCAAATTCGGCGCTGGCGGAATGAAAGTCGGTGCGGAAGCAGTCGCAGCGGGCATGGCCGACGGTGTCGGGCAGTTCGAAGACGTTCTGGCCACCATGATCTCGGACGGCAAAAGCCGGTCCATAACCCGCCATTTCGGAGGCCTCAGAATGTCAGAAGCAACTCTCGACGCCGCAGCCATCACCGCTGCCGCTGAAACCGCAGCCCAGAACCGGATGAAGGCCATTTTGGCATCGGAAGCCGGCAAGGCCATCCCAACGCTTGCCTCCCATCTCGCCTACGAGACGAAGATCACGGCTGAAGATGCCGGAAAGATCCTGACGGCTGCAAAGGCTGACGTTCCCGCTCCTGCCGCTGTCGTCGAACCTGTTGTCGTCCCGCCAGTCATCGACCCGGCCGTGGCGGCCGCGGAGTTCGCTGCCAGCAAGACGGCCGCCGGTGCACTCGGTCTCGGCCGTCCCGCCGCAACGGGTGCCGAAAAGCCTGATGCTTCTGCTCTCTGGGGCAAAGCTGTCGCCAACGTCAACCGCGGCATCGGCGCCGCGTAAGCGCTCCCAACGGGGTTCCACCCCAAAAACGCTAGAACCCCGAAATAGGAGATCATCCCGATGACCGTTCTCACCCAAGCTCCTCAGCCTGGCGAAGCAATTATGTCTGAAGGCAACTTCCACATCTCGCGCGAGACCGTGGTTGTCGCCCTCAGCCAGACCATCGTAGCCAATTCGCTTCTTGCGGCGCTCGCCATTGTCGCCGGAGTCGACGTCACTCAGTCGTATTCCGGTACCGGCAACGGCGTTCTCACCCCGGCCTCCCCGCCTGTCAATTCTCTGGTTAAGGACGGTGTTTATCGCCTGATCTGCACCACGGCAGCCGCCAACGCAGGCACCTTCCAGGTCGAAGATCCGAATGGCCGCGTCATCGGTGAGGCCACCGTCGGTGTCCTGTTCAACAAGGAAATCAAGTTCACCATCGCTGATGGCGCGACTGACTTCGTTGTTGGCGACACCTTCAACTTCATCGTCGCCGCCAACGCCGATGATTTCCAGTACGTCGCCTACAACCCGTCGGCAACGGACGGTTCACAGATCCCGTCGGCCTACTCGCCTTATCCCGTCGTAACCGACGGCGTGAACACGAAGAAGGCTTCCGCCTTGGTCCGCCACTGCGAGCTGAACATCAACCTCATCCAGTGGCCTGCCGGCATCACGCTCGCGCAGAAGCAGGACGCCATCCAGGCCCTGGGCACGAAATCCGTCATCCTCCGCTAACGCGAGCATTCGAGCCGCATCCCCGGATAATTTTCAGGAGAGACTACAGACATGGCCGACTTGCTCGACATCTTCAACCAAGACGCATTCCGGGTCACCACCATGGCGCAGGCCATGCGGGAGATCAAATACGTCCCCAGCTATCTTTCCTCGCTAGGGATTTTCCGCGAAACCTACATCGATACGGTCGACATCGTGATCGAGAAGGACGCGGACCAGCAGATCTTCATCGTGCCTTCCAGCCCGCGCGGCGCCCCCGGCGTCACCTTCGGCAAGGGCCGTCGCCAGATGCGCAAGCTCGCCGCCCCGCATTATCAGGTCGACGATGCGATTTACGCTGACGAGGTGCAGGCTGCTCGTGCCATGGGCGATCCGATTGCCGTCGAGACCCTGATCGGCAAGATCACCCGCCGCGCCGGCGAGGTCTCCCAGAGCTTCGCCCTGACGGAGGAACGGCAGAAGCTGGCTGTTGTCACCAAGGGCCTGCTTCTCGATGCCGACGGCACCACGATGTACGATTACTACGCCGAGTTCGGCGAAACGATGCCCACGGAAATCGCGTTCGACCTTGCAAACGTAAGCCCCGCACGCGGTGCTCTTCGGAAGCTTTGCGCAGCGCTTGTCCGACAGATGGGCACGACGCTCGATGGTATCCCGTTCTCTGGGATCATGGCGCTGTGCTCTGACAGCTTCTTCGACGCCTTCTCTGTGCATCCTGAAGTCACCGGGCCCTACCAGAATTGGGCAGCCGCCGTGAACCTGCAGCAGCCGCTGATCGGTAATGGCCAAGTCGGTGGCATCTGGGGCGCCTTCAAGATGTTCGACATCTATTGGGTCAACTACCGCGGCGGCCAGACCGTGGGTATCCCGACGGATAAGGCGTACTTTATCCCGCTTGGCACCCCGGACCTCTTCCGCTCCGTCTACGTGCCGGCCGACTACATGGAGACGGTCAATACCCTTGGCCAGCGCCTGTATTCGAAGGTCTGGCGCATGGACAACGACAAGGGCATGAACATGGAATTCCAGTCCAACGTTCTGCACTACTGCGTGCGTCCCCGCTGCATCTTCTCAGCGCGCCTCGGCTCGTAAGGGGCGATCGGACATGCCATCTCTGTTCGCGACATTGTTCGAACCCAAGGCTTCCGATGCGATCGACGGGCTTTATGGGGAAGTCTTCCTCATCGAGCGCAAGGTCAAAGGGACCGTGTTCGGCTCTGTCGCGGACGGAAGCCGGCCTGCCGTTTATGTCGCCGGGATCATGGACGTCAATCCGATCACGACGACGCTGCAAGACAAGAGCAGCTACGACGGCCTTCAGCCACAGGTCGCCGGCGAGAAATACCACGTCAGCTTCGACGTCTCGAAATTCACGGATCCATCGGCTCTTCCTCAGAAGGACGATTTCCTGACAGCCGGCACGCTGACGGCAACTGGAGGCGTCGACACCTTTTTGAAAAACCCCGCATTTCCAACCGTGCGCGTCCTCACCGTTGATCCCGACGGGATCGGGCGTGTCGTCTGCGTTTGCTCGAGGGCGACATGAGTCTCGTAACGCAAGCATTGCTCATAGCAGCGCAGAAAGTGCTTACAGGGTCAACGTGGGCCGAAACAAACGTGCTTAAGCAGCCGATCGACCCGATCTCGGAGGTTCTCCGGGTTGCTGAGGGCGCTTCGGTCCCGGTGATAGCCGTTTATGTGGAAACCGCCGATTTCGATATCGAAGGCAGGCGCACCCAGGGCAAGAGCGCAAAGATCGATCTGAAGGTCTTCGTCTACATCAGCCCGGGTGTCGTGAAGCTCCCGGAAGAGGCAGGCTATGAATTCACCTTGGACGGCACGGTTGCTGGCCTCACCCTCGATATGATGGGGAGGCAGATTGATGCGGCGCTTCATACCTCGACCTCGCCGTGGGTCGAAATCTTTCGGAAGATGGTGCCGAAGTTCACTCAGCGCATGGAGCAGTTCGCTCTCATTGAGTTAGAGCACGGCGTCCGCATTCCGTGTCTGGAGATCCTCTACAAGCTGGAATCGATCCCGGATCCGGACTTCGGCACCCCGATCGCCGGAATGGCGGCTTGGTCCATGTTCGATGCGCAGCTCCGCGTTGAAGGGTCGGAGACCACAAAGCTGGCCGATCTCTTCAAGGAGATGATCGAGCGACCCGAGGGACTTTCGCCCTACCAGGACATTATCAACAATTTCGGCCTCACCGCCGGCGATTTCGCATCGACCGGTCTCGGTCCCCTTCCCGCGGCTGTCGACCCCGATACCGGGGCTGTCCCGGTTCTGGAGGAAATCACCGTCGAGGTCACCGGAACCGGAACGGACCCGCTCTCATGACTTTGGTGCATTCGTCGGACATCGCCCCGCTTCTGCGGGACATGCTGATCCGCATCCTCGAGCAGCAGCGTCGCTTCGCCGGAGCGGAGATGCGCGGCAAGGTGACCGACGTCGATACCTCCGCCAAGAAGGCTCGGATCGCGATCGGCACTGATTCCGATGGAAACCCGGTGAAATCGCCGTGGGTGCCCTACGCCCAGATCGCCGGAGACCTGAAGTTCCATCAGCCGCCTTCGGTTGGCCAGGTGATGAGCCTTCGGTCGGAAAACGGCGACATCGAGCAGGGCGTCCTCGATCCATACCATTTCAGCGACGACAATCCGTCGCCGTCCGCCGACGCCAACAGCAATGTGCTGACCTTTGGCTCGGTCAAGGTGACACTCGGGCAGTCGTCGATCGAGGTCGATATCGGAGGGACCGTCTACACGTTCGCTGCAGCCGGCTTCGATCAGACCGGCGGCTACCAGAAGCACAACGGCACCCACGTCGACGACACGCATGTTCATGGCGGCGTCATACCAGGCGGCGCCGATACGGAACCGCCGGCCAACTAGGAGAAAACGATGGAAAAGAAGGATTACACGGTCCTGACTGATGGCCGCTTTGTGGCCGGCGTCCGGAACCCGGGCAAGGGCGAGACCATTTCTCTCACCGATCTGCAGGCCGAACATCCTCTGCGGACGCTTGAAATCAAGCCGGCAACCACAGAGCCGGCCGTGACGAAGACCGAACAGGTCGCGCTTATCGTTCCAAAGGCTGCAACGCCTCCGGCGGCTTGAACGATGGCCGGCGTGAACGCAAACACCGGCGAGGTGCTCGACGGCTTTGATCACGTCCAGCAATCTCTCTCAAAGATCTTCTCCACCCCGCAGGGCCAGCGCGTCATGCGGGAGTGGTTTGGAAATCCCGGTCTGAAGGTGCTAGGCCGCAATCAGACCGAGGAGACGATCCTGCTCTTCTTCAACGTGATCTCCATGCTGATCGACCTGTTTGAGCCGCGGTTCCGGATCATCCAGTTCGACCTCAACGACATCACCCGGCTTGGCGAGACCGCGATCACGGCAAACGGAGAATATCGGCCTTATGCCCAGCTCGATTGGGTGCAGTCCAAATCCTTCCTGTCGATCAACGGGACAACGGTAACACTTAGCGGAGCCCTGTAATGGCGATCGACCTTACCTCACTGCCTGCTCCCCAAGTCATTGAGGTCCTGGATTACGAAACCATCCTGGCTCGCAAGGTCACGTCCTTTCAGAACCTGTGGGAAGCAGTTCGGACGTCTAATCCTTCCATGAACTTGCCGGATTACGACGTCTCCATGCTGGAAACTGATCCAGTAAAGATCGTGCTTGAAGCCGATGCCTATGACGAGTTGGCCCTCCGATCGCGCGTCAATGACGCCGCGAAAGCCAACCTCCTTCCTTTTGCGGTCGGCGGTGACCTCGACAATCTGGTGGCGTCCGAAGGCGTCGTCCGCATGGACGGCGAAACCGACGATCGTTTGAGGCAGCGCTACATCCTGAAGGTTCAGGGCAGTTCTGCTGCCGGTCCTGAGGAATGGTATAAGTATTGGGCGATGACAGCCGATATCAGGGTCGCCGACGTCGCAGTTTACCGTTCGGGTACTGGACCGGAGCTAACGATCGCGATCCTGTCGACGCAGGCCGGTGGCGTTCCAACCCAGGATCTGCTCGATGCCGTCTATGCCGTGGTCAACGCCTCGGATGTTCGCGGACTGAATGATGTCTTGACTGTCACCGGTGCTGCGACGTCGGTCGTGAATGTTGCCGGTCAAGTGTGGCTACTGCCGACCACTCCCCAGTCTGTTTTCGATGGGCTCGAGGCTACGTTGCGCGCTGCTGCAATTGCGGAAGGCGGTATCGGGTTCGACATCAACCGAGCTTGGGTCATCGCCCGGATCATGGTGCCTGGCGTCTCGAATTTCATCTGCACATCGCCGGTCTCCGACCAGGTCGAGGATGCCAATAATGCCGCTACGATTGGGACGGTGACGCTCCAGTACATGGGGAGGAGCCGGTGAGCATCTCGCTTCTTCCGTCAAACAGCGGTCTTTTTGAGGTCGCGCTGGAAGCTGCGATCGATGTCGTCGATATCATCGGTCCGGCCGTCAAGGATCTTCGCGGCTTCAAGACGCATCGGCCGCTGAACCCAACGATTGCGCCATGGATCGTGCTTGAACTCGGCCTCGGCCAAGTCTCCGCCTATTTCGGCGGCGATATCCAGCATTCCACGGCGCTCACGACGTTGGACAGCACCACGCTCACAGATCTCGGTGTCGACCAGATCGTCGTCATCGGGCCGACCACGATCGAGGATTTGATCGACCAGGGTCGGGCTTGGCAGCGCATTCGCGGCACACCGGCGGCCATTCAGACCGCGCTCGCCTGGATCGGCTACGATGATGCCGTTGTCATGGACCAAGTCCGGGGACGCAAGCGGTGGCATCTCTATCAGATCGAAATGGGAAAACTCCCTCTCCCTGATGAGGCCAAGCTGCTCGCAGATGCGGAATATCTTGCCGATCTTTCGGACCGAGCTCGATCGTTCTTCTGGCGCGGCTTCTACGGTTACGACGTCCGCGGCGTGACCTGGGGCGTCTCGAAATGGGGACGCGCGATCTGGGGCGATTCTTCCGGCGTCCGCATCGGATCCGGACAGACGAAGTGGTCACATGGCCGCCAGCATTCCGGCGAGATCCTGGCCAGCAACAATGACCAAATAAGCTTGGATGTGGTCTATGACGACGGCGACATCTTGCGCTGGTCGCAGGATCTGACTTGGGACACCCCCGGCCTGACTTGGAACGGTGTCGTCGACTCCCGCTCGCTGAAGACGTGGCTGATGCTGCGGAAGCCTGCGTATGTCGGCTTTTACGACGTCCTCGGAAATGTCATCGGCTATGCCCCTGTTCTGGTCGGCGCCAAGGATGTCGGCCAGGATGAAACCGAGGACAACCTCATCAGATACGACGTCCGCGTCGACTTCGGCGTCGGCTATGGCAGCACCGCCGCGACGGCGTCGATCGTGTTTGGTGGCCAGCCTGCAGCCGGCGTGAAGCCGGGAAAGAGATGGCTGTCGCCGACCGATGCGGTCTTCCCCAATGGGATAACGAAGGTCGGCTCGCTCCAGATGCCGATCACCTTTCAGCAGACGATCAAAGAGTTTGTCACCATCGATTTGCGGCTTCCGCCGATCAACACCGTGTCCGCCGGCGCAGCGCTGCTTTCCGATGAAGCCGGTGTAACGCTGACGACTGTCGATGGCGATGTCGAACTTGAGGTGCCGGACGCCGGCGCCGTTCCGCAGGGCGGAGCAATCCTGACCGATCTGCGCGGCAGCGCGATTAGCACGGGACCGCTCGAGACTTTTGACGTGATCTATGGGCCATCGGCCTAAACAGGAAATCCAATGGCAACTGACGGCACCAACGTTTTCGATCCGACGGTCTATCCGCAGTTCGATAACATCCGCGATCGGCATTCGGTTCGGCCGGGTAACGAACGCGTCTACTTCGGCGAAGACAGCTTCGCCCAGGGTGCCGACGTCAATGAGGCATTCTCGATCGAGGCCGACAAAAGGACCGATATCGGCAATCTGATCGCCAAGGATGGCGACCGGCTTTCCGGCGGCGATGTCGTCATCGATATCAACGCTGGGACCGTCTTTATTGCGGCCGGTGACGTCTACGCTCTTGGCGGCCGCCGTACTCTCGTCGCCAAGACGATGTCCGCCGTGCCGATGGCGGGATCTGTCATCCTCGGATTCCGGCGCACCGTTGTGCCGGTTACCGCAGATGACGATCCGATCTATCTGGGTCTGGTAGCGGATGCACAGGAAAGTTACGGGGAGCCGGGTGCTACCCGTAGTGTCTGGAGCTTCGCATGGGCATTCGACACCGATAACGGGGATGGCGACTTTTTCCCGTATGCCACGATGAAGGATGGGGTCCTCGTCGCCCAGGACGCCCCGCCGACGCTCTCAGGCGTCCAGCAGCAGCTCGCTGTCTATGACTACGATGCCCACGACAACTACATCGTCCGCGGCTGCGCGGTCTCGCCGCTCGGGCTCAGTGCCGGCAAACAGGTCTTTTCCATTGGCGAGGGTGTCGCCAATATTCTCGGCTTCAAGATCAACCGCCCGTCGGCGAGCCGCCTGCAGCAGCAGGAACAGCCCGCTGTGGGGACCGTCGACTCGGAGCCTCACACTTTCGATGATGGCGGCACCGGGACGGCCGTCATCACAGTGCGCCGCACGCCGATCTCGTCGGTATCGTCGGCGATCGTGACGAAGCAGAAGACCGCGACGATCGTCAAAGGCAACACGGGCCTTGTCGATCCGCTTCCCGACGACTCCGTCACCTCGATCATTTCTGTGGTCCAGGGCGGTACGACATATCATACGCCCGCCGATTTCGTTCAGAACGGTGACGGTGTTGACTGGTCCCCAGGTGGCGCGGAACCAACGACAGGTAGCTCCTACCAGGTAACCTATCGGTATCTCGATGCGGTGACCCCTTCGGCTATCACCCAATCGACGGTCACCCTTGCCGGCGGTGTGACTGGCCAGCCGGTTTTCCTCGGCTACACCTATAAGATCCCGCGGGTTGACAAGATCTGCATCGACCAGTTCGGGAATATCTCGTACTTGCAGGGGATCTCGGCGGCCGTTCAGGCGCAGCCGCCCCAGGTGCCGACGACGCTGCTAAGCCTCGCCACCGTCTACAACGACTGGTTTGGCACGCCCACGGTCAAAAATGACGGGATAAAGGCCTATCCGTTCCCGCTGATCGACAGGATGTATAATAAGCTTCTCGACGTCCTCAATCTGGTGACGCTGCAGAAGCAGGCCCTCGACATCAATGTCCGCAGCGCAGGGTCGGCCACGGGTACCTTCTCGGATCCTTTGACGGATGACAGCTTCCGAGATGCCGGCGAAGTGCAGAACGGTGCCGTCTTCCAAGGATCCTTTCAGATCCCGATCGTTCCGACGTTCATCAATGCGACGCTTTCGGCGACGGCAATGCTGGAATTCCAGCAGGAAACGGTGATCAACCAGCCGCTGATCTCCAGCTGCGAGAAGATCAACCCATACCAGGCGTTCTCGCCCTTGCCGGCGGTCCTCAAGATCACGCCATCAGAGGACTACTGGACGGTCGAGCAGACGACATGGCTTTCGGCGCAGACCCAGGTGTTTGGATCCGGCAATACCGAACGCGTCGTCGATACCGAAATTCTGGTGTCGACGCAGCAACAGCCCATTCGATATCTCCGGCAGATCTCGGTCGCCTTCCAGATCTCAAAATTCGGTCCTGGTGAAGAACTAGATGCTCTCACCTTCGACAGCATTTCCGTCAATCCCGGTGGTCTTGTGGCCGATGCAAACGGGATCGTGAGCGGAAGCTTCACCATTCCGGCCAACGTGACCTCCGGCGTGAAGAACGTCGTAGCTACCGGCGGCTCCGGTGCGGTGTGCGGCGCGCTATTCACCGGCCAAGGGCTGCTGGAGATCAAGGAGCTTCAGCAGGTAACGACGGTGCAGAAATATCAGGTCGACCCGCCGGCCCGCGCTTCCGTCTCCGACAGCCAGGTCGGTGGCAACGGCGGCGATCGTGGCGGCTTCGACCCGCAGGCACAGAGCTTTGTTCTCACCGAAGGGCGCCATATCAGCTCCCTGGACCTAAAGTTCTGCAACATAGGTGATCGGACACAGCCGGTCATCGTGCAGTTCGTCACCATGGATAATGGCTTTCCGACGACGGAAGTCATCGCTCAGTCGGAAATCGACATGGCGAATGTTGTCGCTGGCCAGTGGACGCGGTTCAACTTTCCGACGCCGTTCTATCTGCCGGAAAACACTTACTTCGCCTTCGTCATCGCGACGAATGACCCCAATCATTCGATCTCGGTCGCGGAGCGTGGGCAGTTCGATGCGGCCGATCAGAAGTGGATAGCGGCCCAGCCCTACACGGTTGGTACCCGGTTCTCGTCTTCCAATGCGGTGAGCTGGACGGTTCATCAGGATAGCGATGTCACCTTCGCCATCAACTGTGCCGTCTTCAACCCGGTAACGAAGACGCTCAATGTCGGCACGTTTGCCGTCACGAACTGCTCGGACCTCATCGTGCGCGGCGATATCTTCCTGCCCACGGATGCGGCTTCTGTCGTCTTCCGGGTCACCTTCGGCACGGAAGCCCCTATCCAAATCCTTCCGGATCAGGTGTGGGAGCGCGGCGACTTCTTTACCGGCAACGTCGTCATCGATGCGATCCTGGCGGGGTCATCGAAGATCAGCCCGGTTCTGCGAAGTGATATCCTTGTCATCGCCGGCACCATGCAGGCCACAGGCGTCTACATCTCGGATGCTTGGAAGATGGGGTCATCTGTCAAGGTCGATGCGGTCATGTCGACCAAGCTGCCGGTTGGATCTGCCCTGACCGTGGAATGCGATGCGGCCAATGATTCCTGGCAATCAATGCCCTTGTCGCTCTCCGTCGTCGAGGATCAAGGCTTCATCGAGCAAACCTACGAAAAGGCGAGCTTTACCGCCGTTCAAGGCCGGCTGCGGTTGACCCTTGCCGGTACGCCTGCTGCTCGGCCGACTGTAGCCGATCTTCGCGCCTACACGATTTGAGGAACAGATGGCGATCGTAGACAACAACACACCGAACCGGCAGTATCCGGAGCCGGACGGCAACAATGTGCTTGCTGACGACGTCGTCCGTCTTCAGCAGGCCCTCACCAAGATCGACACGGACGTTGCCAATCTTCTGTCAACGCTGTCCGGACTGGCTACCCTGTTTTCGCCTGCCTTTACGGGTTCGCCATCGGCGCCGACACCTGATGCAAGCGATCAGACTAGCCGAATTGCGACGACGGCATTTGTTGCCCAGGCTCTTGCCTTGATCAATACCAACGGGCTTGCTCCGTTGGACTCGCCACATTTCATCGGTGGCCCGACGGTTCCCACCGCCGCGGCCGGCGATGCATCAGCGTTGATTGCGTCAACGGCATTTATAGCGAATGCCCTCACGGCGATCGATGGCGGATCTCCCGCGGGCTTGAATACCTTTGTCGAGATCGCCGCAGCATTGAACAATGATCCTGCCTTCGCGGTGACGATCATGGCGATACTGAACGATCCGTGGGCCACTATGCCGCTGGGGGTGCCGATCCCGATCTACGACACCCTGACGCCGTCGCAGGTGCCGCCGATCAACAAGAGCTACCGCTACATCAAGTTAACGGCAGCTGACGCCTACAACAGCGGCGTGCTGGGAAGCGAGTCCGTCAGCGGTTCAGCGCCAGTTGTGACAGCAACTGCGACGGTGACGTTGGCGAACAGCCCGCTCCTCGGCCAGGTAGTCCGTCTACTCAATACGGAAGCACGGTTCATCCGACCTGGACCCACCGGCACGCTTGAAGACAGTCAGAATCTCTCGCATGGCCATGGGGTCAACGACCCCGGGCACGGACACGGCGCCCAAGGCTATAACTTCGTCGTCCTCGTCGGCGGCTCAGGCGGGCAGGGCTCAACCGGCGGCGGATACGGCACCATTGGTGCGACCAGCGGAGCCGGAACGGGCATCAGCATCCAAGCCTCCGGCGGCAATGAAGCCAGACCGCGGAATATGCGGATGAACCACTACATGAGGATCCGTTGATGGGTTACTTCGCGGGGAACAACAGGATCTCGACGGATCCCTTCAGCGGTTCCATTCCGATCACCGCTGACCAGTATTCGACGGCTCTCGACGCAATCACCGTCGGCAAGCGTGTCAGCATCGACGGCGGTTTCAAGATCCTCGGGGTCTCCCTTCCTGGTGTCGACGATCCCGGGCCTCCGACGGTGGATGACGTCGCCGCAGAACGCGATCGGCGCCTCGCCACCGGGTTCAGCTATGACTTCAAGGATTCGCGGGGCGTCGTCCAGATCGGTACTACCGACAAGGACATGATTGGCTGGGATGAGGTCACAAAACTCGCCCAGGCCTACATCAACACCTCGCAGCCAGCACAGCCGATCGAGATCGAGACCAATTCGGGTGCGGTCTCGGTCACTGCGCTTGAATGGCAATCCGTCCTGATCGCAGCTGGAGCGTTCAGGCAGCCGATCTGGCAGGCCTCTTTCGTCCTGCAGGCGATGGATCCGATCCCCGCCGACTACGCCGACAATGAGCACTGGCCGGCCTAAGGCCCCAACAATTCAATCTCATACCGCTGGGCTGATGGCCCTCTAGAAGGAGACAACTCAATGACGCAAGTCATGGGCGTGAATTTTCTGCGCGATGCAGTCGAAGCGCAGTCCGTCATTCCAGCCGATATGGCTGTTCTCGGCGTTGCCGGCACCGCGCCTTTGGCCAATCCGACGCTATTTCCGCTGGATACCCCGGTGCTGGTCTACACCAATGACCCCGTCATGATTGCTGCCTTGGGCTCGACGGGCACCCTGGCCGACGCAATCACGGCGATCTCCGCGCAGATGGATGACTCCGTCGCCGCAAAGGTTGTCGTCGTCCGCGTCACCAATGATGCCGTACCGGCCAATGTGATCACCAACCTGGTGGGGAATGAGGCCAACGGGACCGGTATCTGGGCTTTCCTCGAATCTGCTGGCGATCTCGGCATCACCCCTCGCCTCCTTTGCGTCCCCGGCTATACGTCGCAGACCGAGACAGGCGTCCTCACGATTGCAGTCACGACACCAGGGACCGGCTACACCGCCGACTTCCCGGTTACAGCTACCGGCGGTGGGGGCACCGGCTTCTCCGGCCTCGCCCATGTCGCCGACGGGGCAGTCCAGTCGGTCGAGATCGTGAACCCCGGCAAGGGCTATACCACGGTGCCCACGCTTGTGATGTCGGCTGGATCCGGTACCGGCGCCGCAGCGACGGCAACTACCGGCGGTGTCGGCAATCAGATCTGCGCGACGATGCCGACGATCTGCGGTCGCCTCAAAGCGAAGTGGTGCCCCGAGGGCCCGACGTCTTCGCCTGCCGCCGCGCTGAACTGGCTGACGACGCTGCCGCGCGACGTCAACACCATTCATCCGCTGCAGCAGAACGCGTTGGTGACCGTCAACGGATCGAACGTCTCCAAGCCCCTCTCGCCTTACATCATGGCGCTCTATGCCCAGGCGGACTACGAGAACGGCGGCGTCCCTTCACATTCCGCCGCGAACCGGTCGATCCTCGGTATCGTGGGGGTCACCCCTCCGATCGTTCTCGACATCACCAACGACGCCAACCCGGGCATGACGGCGATCGAGAACCACTTCGGGATCGTGGTGAAGGGCGACAACAGCGACGGTTCCCTCTCCGATGGTGGCTTCACATTCTGGGGCACGGACACCCTGTCCTCGGATACGCAGTGGCTATTCGCTAACGTAGTCCGTATGCGCGACTTCATGGAGTTGTCGCTGACGCGGACGCTCAAGACCTACATCGGCAAGTTCAACTTGACGCTCCAGGTCGTGCAGGCCGTCGTCAACACGATGGAAGAATACCTGTCTGGGCTTCGCTCCAACCAGGACATCATCGACTACCGGATTTCCTTCGATCCGAACGACAACAATCCCTCGGATCTCCGGCTCGGCTTCATCAAGCTGACCATGGAGGCCGAAGAGCCGGCGCCGCTGCGCCTGTTGACGATCCGGTCGCGCCGTTATGCCCAAGCGCTGACGACGCTGGTGTCGAACATCGCGATTTCGCTCGGCACCCTCACCGCCGCCTGATCCGCGCGCCAGCCCCAATAGGAGACCTCGGAAATGGCAGGTACTATCCTTAACCTCGACACCGCCAACCTGTTTGCCGGTGATGATGATCCCACGAACTCGCAGTTCCTCACCTTGAATAACATCAAGTTCCCGGCGCTCGAGGAGAAGACGAAGGCGCACAGCCCGGGCGGCGGCGTCGCATCGATCAACGTCGGCATGCGCTCCGTCAACGCGTTGTCGCTGACCTTCCAGCTCGCCGGCATGAACCCCGATGTCATGAACAAGTTCATGCCAGGGGTCGGACGCAGGACGAAATACACCCTCCGCGGCAACCTGAACGACCTTCAGACCCAAGCGGATATCCCGGTTCTCGCCGTTGTCAACGGCCGGATGACGAAGTCTGATATCGGCCAGTTCGATAAGGATAACGGCCTCAATTCGGACTACGAGATCCAGGAAATCGTCGGCTACCAGCTGGTGATCAATGGCCTCGAGAAGTTCTATTTCGACTTCTTCGCCGGACCCCGAGGGATCCGCATCGATGGTGCCGTCGTCTACAACACCGTCGCCCGTAACCTCGGATTGGGTGTCTAACAGATGAGCGAAAAATCAGCACCAGCAACAGAGCAGCCGGCGGCAAAGCCGGTTGCCGATGAGCCGCCCGTCGCAAAGATCGTTACGACCAAGGAGATCGACCGGTTAGTCACCCTGGAGTGGCCGATCGAATTCAATGGCAAGGTCTACGATCAGATCCGCGTCCGCCGGATCACCGGTCATCAGTGGCAGGCATATGTCGAGGCAATGACTGACTCCAAGGTCGAAAGCCCTGTCCCGCCCACCATCGACTGCCCCCAAGAAGTCTGGGACGTCATGGATGCCGATGACATGGACACCGTGGGGATCGCCTCTATGGATTTTATGCCCCGCCGTATGAAGGCGGCGGCAGACCAGACCCCAAGCAATGGCGACGATACGTCGGGCTCGTAAGCAGTACCTTCTCCACTCCGCTGGACGTCGTCATGGGGTGGGACGTCCTGAAAATCCTGGAGTGGTATTGCGAGGCCTACAACATGAAGGTTGAGGAAATCTTCATCCAGACGAAGCTCGCCGTGATGTCGCGGATGTAGAGGTAGAGGACCATGGCAAAGACGTTTATCGGCGAGCTTATCCTTCGCTTCAAAGACGAGAGCGCCGCCGGCGCCAAAAAGTCGGCGGCTGATATCACCGGCTCTCTCGGGAAGATCGAGGCCGCCGCCAAGCGTCTCAATGAGATGCCGTGGGGCGGCAAGTTCACCCAGCAGCTCGACAAGCTCGGCGCGTCTTCCAAGGACATCGACCATCTCCGGAGGTCCTGGGATCAGCTCTACGCCGACATGCAGAGCAAGAACCTGTCGAAGGCGCTCCAGAAGTCCGAAATGGGCAACTGGAAGAATGCCACGCTTCAGCATTTCATTGACCAGCAGAAGCGGTACCGGGACGAACTCGATCGCAGTGAAAAGCGAGCGAAGACTTGGCGCGATAACATCCAGAACATCACGAAAGCCGGCCTTGTCGCAATGGGCGCCTATACCGGCGTCTACATGGCTGGCGTCGTCGGCAAGGGCGGCATCGAGGCTTCCGCCGATTGGGAGCGTGAGAAATTCCGCCTCAGGCAGGCCGGCTACAGCGACGCCGATAATCGGGCCGCGATCCAGAACTCGCAGGACATCACGACGAAGTACCCGCAGATTTCAGGGACCCAAGCGCTCGAGCTGACGAAGTCGGCGATCGCCGCAACCGGCGGCGCAACTGAAGGCGTCGATATCGCCAAGCTGCTGGCCCAAGCCCAAGCTGTTTTCCAGTCGCAGGGCAAGGATGCCGACATCAGCGGTGAAATGGCGAAGTTCACGAAGGGCGGCGAGCTCGCTGGTCTCATCCAGCCCGGTGCCGGAGGCCAGGATCGCTTCAAGACGGCTCTCGAGAACTGGATCAAGTTCTCGCAGATCGAGGGCCAGTATATGAGCATGTCGGACTTCTTCACGATGACCCGACGTGCCAAGGGTGCCTTTGCCGGTGCCAACGATGAGTTCATCGCGCTGCTGCCATCTCTCGGCGTTGAAATGACGGCGGCCGGCGGCGGTACCTCGCTTAGCTCGCTGAACAAGTCGTACCTCGGAAATGTCGGCGGTGGCGCCGGCAAGCATAACTTCGAAGAGCAGAAGCGCATCGGGATCCGTGATGAAAACGGACTTGTCGATCGCCGCGACTTCCAGGCGAACCCGTTCGAATGGACGCAGAAGATCTTGATTCCTGCCCTAACAAAGGCCGGCATCAACATCAATGACAAAGGCGAAGTGCAGGCTGAGGTCACCAAGCTCATCGGCAACGCCAACGCTGCTGCAATCCAGGCCCTGATGATCAACCAGCGGGCCTCGATCCAGAAGACGATCGACCAGCGTAACGGTGCCGTCGGTCTCGAGGCAGCTGACCAGGCCCGATACCAGGATCCTTTTTCCGGGTGGATGGGCTTCATCAACTCGCTGAAGAACCTTGCGGCCGCCGTCGGCGAAGGTCCGATGGAGACCGCCGTCAAGGGCTTGAACGCCATGACAGACGGCATCAACCGGCTGCAATCGGCATGGCGCGATGGCGGAGCATGGGCAAAAACCGGGATTGCAACCGGTGTCGGCCTTGGCGCTTACGGCGTCTTTAAGTCGATCTCCAGCGTTTATGCTTTGGCGACAGCCGGCCCAGCCTTGAATGCCGCCGCCGTTTCGCTTGAAGCCGCTGCCGGCAGTATTGTCGCAGCCAATGGCGGAGGCACTGTCGGAGCCGCGGCTGGTGCAGCAAAGGGACGCGGATGGCTGGGGGCTTTCGGTAGTCTCTTGGGCGCGAGCGGTACAGTGCTCGGTTTGGGTGCTGTCCAGTCCGGCAGCTCGGTGCCGCTGACATTAGCGCAGACGCAGCATCTGATCATCCAGCGCTACATCGATGAGCGTAACCGGCGCTGGAGGAATGAGCAGCATGGCAGCGGCAGCAATGTCGACGCCATCATGGCCGGCCAAAGGGCAGCTTCGGGCGGCGCTAATCCGCTTCAAGCCGCGGTCGACCACGCCACAGCAGTCGGCGGCCAGCTTAAAACTGCGCTTTCCGTTAAGGCGGCGCCACAGGTCGATACCTCATCGATCGATGCTGCCATCGTCAAGGCTCACGAGCTCGCGAGGGTTCTTGGCGTCGCCGCGTCCGCAGCGCGTCAATCGGCGTCTGACGTCTCGCTGCCGCCGATCGGAGGATCCGTCTCCCGCGATATGAACCGGTCCTTCGCGGACCATGGAGTTGCACCGTAATGCTTATGTCTCTCGGCCCTGTCGTCTTCAGCCTCAAGCTGGATTTGCAGTCGATCAGCCAGAAAGAGAAGTCCAGCTTTGCGAAGCACGACATCCTGGGATCCTCGCCGGTCTACGAAGATACGGGTGAGGAAGAAGGCACGATCACGCTGAAGGGTACGCTGATGCCGTACTTCCTTGGCGGACTCAGCGGGATCGCTGCTCTACAAGCCGCGAGGCTTCAAAAAGTGCCGTTGCCGCTGATGCGTGGCGACGGCCTCCCAATGGGCTGGGTTCTGATCGACGCCATCGATCGCGACGACACCGAGCTCGACGCTAACGAAGGCATCGGCAACTCGATCGACTACACCGTGAGTCTGATCAAGGTCGGAACCCCGGGCATCGACTCCGCTGAATCTATCTTGAGGATTTTCCTTTGACCACGATCCTTACTGAAACGGTCGGCATCGAAGGGCTCACCGTGTCCCGAGCCGTCTGGATAAAGTTCAAGAAACAGCCCGTCGGCTTCGTCGAGAAGGTCTTGGCCCTAAACCCAGGGCTTTCCGACCACATCCACATCCCTGTGGGAACAGTCATCAACTTCCCGGTCGAAGAATTGTCGGCGCCCGCCGGCAAGGATCCTAACGTCGTCCGGCTCTGGGATTAGATATGGGCTTTGTCACCAACGATTACTCCGTCATCATTGACGGACAGGACGTGACCAGCCGCTTCAACCCGATCCTCAAATCGATAAAGATCGATCGTACCCACGGCAAGGCCGCCGATGAGTGCTCGATCGACTTGTCCGACCCAGATGGGCTCATCTATCTCCCGCAGGAACGGGCGACGGTGCTGATCAACATCAACGGCCAGCAGGCCTTCATGGGGTTCGTTTCGGACGTCGATTACAAGTTCGGGAAGAAGAACGGCAGGGAACTCACCGTCGGCGCGTCATCGATCGACCACGGATCCAAGGTCAAGGAACCCGCGCTGAAGCACATGGATCAGGCGGATCTCCCGACTGTTGCGAAGAAGTTCGGATCTGATGCAGGGATCGAGGTGAACGTTGCGGGATCCATTACGGATGTCGTCCGCAACTATTGGATACAGCAGAACGAAAGCTTCATGGCCTGGGGCCAGCGTATCGCCGCTGAGGTCGGGGCGTCGTGGAAGATCATCGGCAAGCAAGCCTATATGGTCGCGATCTCAGAGGGCATCTCGATCTCAGGCAAGACGCTGCAGCCGATCTTCGCGACCTACGGCGACAACCTCCTCGAGGGATCCGTCAGCCCAATCATTTCCCGGCCGAAATTCAAGAACGTCGAGATCTCGTATTGGGACATCAAGAAGGGCGAGCGCGTCAAGGAGTCGGTCCCATCTGGCATCGATGACGTCGACTCCGCTCTCCGGACCGTCATCACCGCGGCCGACGCCGACCAGGCGCAGCGCAGGGCTTCAGCGCACGGGAAGCATTCGAAACGGGAGAAAGGCGGCGGCGGGATCGAGATCCTCGGCGACGTCAACGCTGAACCGGAAGCCATTGTGACCTTGTCCGGGATACGCCCGGGTCTTGACGGTGACTATAGGATTGGTTCGGTGACGCATACACTTGCCAAGGGCGCAGGCTTTCGCACGCACCTAACACTGAAGGAACCGCAGGGGAAAGCCGGGGTCGACAGCCGTTAATCGGCTGCCCTTTGGTTTTTGTCAGGGTGATCGTGGCGAAGGTAGCTTTCTCGGCTGCGGGTTCTCGGTACTGCCCACGCCTTGACGGTCACCGCATCATCGATGGTGGCCCCCAGCCTTATCCTTTCGAGGGCGGTTGTGAGGCCAACGCCGAAATGGCGGCACGCCGCCGTCATCGATTCAAAGTCGATGCCTCCCACCGTAACTGGGATGAACGACTTACGTTGGCGCGTGGCTGATGCATGTCGCGTCACCCATTCACAGTTGTCTTTTCGATAGTGCCCGTTTCGGTCCTTTCTGGCCAACACATGGTCAGCGGAGGGTTTCGATCCGACATCAGAAAGAAATGTGGTGAATGACGCGTTCCATTCAGCGGAGACCCTAATGCCAGAGCCTCCGTATTTGGGATAGTCCTTGGCTTTAGTGTCAGAGCATCGACGCTTGATATCGAGCCAGAGCCTGTATTCGGGAGAACGACGGCCTCCTGGTCTATGGCCGTGCACAGTTTTGATCTCCGCCATTCTCTCTCGATAGGCATCCGACCTCACCAAAGCGCACATCAGAAGACCTTTCAACTGTGGTTTGAACGACTACCCAAGTCGTATCACCACCTGCCAGAGGATCATAGCGTGACCGACCAATTCAGTTTTTCATTGGCAAATGTTTTGCAGAGCGAGGGTGGTTTTTCCAATGATCCGAAGGATCCTGGCGGCGCGACCAACAAGGGCATCACCCAAGCCGTGTATGACAGTTATCGCAGCTGCAACACCCAGCCTCTCCAATCCGTCAGATTCATTTCTGACGCCGAGGTGAGAGCGATCTACCGTGCCAACTACTGGGATGCCGCTAAATGCGATCAGCTGCCTGCTGGCGTCTCGTATATCGTTTTCGATGGAAGCGTGAATTCTGGCGTTAGCCAGTCGTCGAAGTGGCTTCAGCGCGCTCTTGGAGTGGATGATGACGGCCAGATCGGTCCCAAGACGCTTTCGGCGGCCGCAGCTGTAGCCGACAAGCGCAAACTTATCGATGCCATCTGCGATGAGAGACTGAAGTTTCTCCAGGCTCTCCCTACATGGTCCCACTTTGGAAATGGATGGAAATCCAGGGTGGCATCTGTCCGAGCAACAGGCAAAGCAGCCGCTTAAGGATCTTCCGATGACGAATGTGAATATCGTGCTCTCCCAGCGTTCCGTTGGGGTGATCGTCCTGCCATTGACTCGCGACATTCCCGACGCAAATCTTGACGCGACGGTGACCTCGACGCCGACCATTCCCAAATTGCCCGACGGCGTCACGCCGGCTATTGCGGCCAACGCCAATGGCCAGATCTGGGAGATCCTGGCCGACGTCGATATCCGCGTCCTTTTCAACGGGAACGTCAGCGCGACAACCGGGCGAAAGCTGAAAGCTGGTATCCCCTACACCTTCGCGGCCACCGCCGGGTCGACGCCAAGCATGATGCTGGCCTGACATGCCGGCCCCCGCAGCGCCGGCCGTGCCGGTAACAAAACATACTGGCGAACCGCGATGGGCGATCCGCAGGCTCATCGTCCTACCGACCGTCGTCTGGGCTGCCTGGGAAGTCCACACCGTCATCAACGATCCGACGACGGAACCCGACACGAAGAAGATGCTGGCCAAGTATCTGGTCTATCTCCTGGCCTTCTGCGTCGCCACGTTCTCGGGCTTGGCGACCATTCAGGACATCATCGCGATCTGGCGCACCGGCACCGGACGGCCATATGCGGTACCGGCGGTTTCTGTCGCCGCCGATAGCGCGCCGCCGCCGCCGGCTGATGGAGGAGCGCAGCAATGAGCATCCTCCTCTTCTTCGAACCGTTCCTGGACGCTGCCGGCGCCGTCTTCTCCGATGTCTGGAAGCGGTGGGGCATCGCCGGGATCCTGGTGATCGTCCTCGCCCTCCTCTGGGGTGGGACCATCCTTCACTACGAAGGGATCCCCATGCTCAGGAATGTCTGGCTGGTCGACAAGATCCCGTGGATCGGCCCCATCATTGAAGGCAAGATCCACGTCAAGGTCGACGAAGCCGTCGCCGGTGCGAAACACACCTTCGCCATCCAGTCTGAAATGATCACAGCGGCGGCAAAATTGACCGCTGAGAAGGAATACGACGTGAAGGTGGCGATCGTCGCCGCCGGCTACAAAACGCTGCTCACGAACTCGCAGGCAGCCGAAGCGAAAAAGACCGATGACCTCAACAAAGAAATTGCTGAGAACGCCGCCCTTCGCAAGAAAGCCGGCGTGCCTGCTCCTCCTTCTCTCGATGATGGCACCGCTGCAATCCTGTCTCGACAAGGATTCCGCATCCATAAATAGCTCGGCGACGGACCTCGGGAAGCTCAAGGCGGTTCTGTCGGCCCCGAAGCAGCCCGCCGACTGCAAGGTCGAAGAGCCCCATGTCGAAATCCCGAGGGGCGCCAATCCCTGGGATCTCCTCGCCAAAGAGGGAAACCAACTCAACAAGCAAAACGCACGGACCCGGCGCTGTAATGGCGACGGCGGTGTGATCGATCAACTGCTGGCCACCCAAGAAAGGGCGACCCAATGAGCCGCACTCTTGTCGACTACCTCACCAATCCCGGCGCGGATCAGACCGCGCTCGAGGCGGCTATCTTTGGCCGTATCCCGAACCCGACCACGCCTGTAAAGGTGACGGCAGCCTATACCCTTCAGGCCTCCGACAACGGTCAGATCCTTCGTCTGAACGATGCCGCATCGGTCTTGCTCACAATTCCAAACAGCTTACCGCAGGGATTCGCTTGCGCGATCATCCAGGGAGCGGCCGGCCGGATCACGGTGCAGGCGCAGACCGGCGGTGCCGTGGACAGCGTTGACGGCTACCTGAAGTCCAGAAAGCAGAAGTCCTACTTCACGGTTCTCATCACCGACAACGTCGGCGGGGCCGCTGCGCAGGCCCTTCTCATCGGCGATCTCGGAGCCTGATATGACCTCTCTTCTATCTATGAGCATGGGCAGGCTCACCACTGCCGCTGCAAGACAGGGTGGGGGTGGGGAAGCCGTTTACGCCGCCACGGGCACCGGGCTCAGGGCTGATAATGTTCTCAGTTCGACCGGCGCCGCTCAATGGGCCGCCACCGTCAAGACCGGCCATTACGCTCCATACGCTTTCGACCGGATCAAGATCGCAATCCCCCTGTGGTTTTATACAGGCGTCATAGAGACGCTTATTCCCGAAGCCTATGACTTCCAGTGCGCTCTTGAATTTCCGTTTGTCCAGAGCCTCACGGGCCTCGGGGCTCGCAAGCCATTCCTGTTTTCCGGCGTCGAAACCTATTCGCATAACGGGTTAGAGCCGCCTCTGGCCTATGCAGTATCGGACGAACTCCTTGTCGGCCAAACGGTTGCGGCCAACACGAAGTTCGGGCTGCATACTACGCATGAATGCGTAGCCGGCCGCAGCGGCGGCGTCACGAACAAGCTGATCATCTCGGGGCTCGGAAATTCGAGCTTCATCAACCGCTTCGAAGGTCAGACAACGGCGACATCGTCGCTGATCGCATCCAATTATGCGAATACCGGAGCATCATATAGCGCGTTCACGGCTGCTCAATCGGGCGTGTCGTTCCCGTTGACCCCGTGCATGATCCTTATTCCTCACCCGCAGGACGCCGAACGTTGGGTCATCCTCGATAATTCGATCGGTGCCGGCGTTGGCGAGGGATCCGGTGGTTCTGGCACATTCGGCGATGTTCGCGGCGACCAGTTTGGCAATGCCGGATACGCCTCTCGCTGGCTGTATGGCAAAGGCAAGAGCTATGTGAACCTTTCGAAGGGATCGGATGGCGACAAGTTCAGGTCTCTATCCGGTGCCATGAAATACCGCTTGCAGGGCATAGCCCTCGCGAACCCGACCCACATCATGACCGGCAATCCGCACAACGATATCAGCGGCGGGGTGTCTGGTGTTACGGGTTGGGCGGCAAACACAGTCTACGCGAAGTACGCAGTGAAGCTCGCTGGGGGCTCGCGGTACTACATGGCGCGTACGGGTGGAACATCAGGTTCGACAGCGCCTGTCGGGACTGGAAAGGGCATCGTTGATGGAACGGTCGTATGGGATTACATCGGGACGCGCGTCAACGGCGGACAATCCGACCTGGCCGCTTCCGTCGTCGGGCTCGCGATGGCAACCGTCGATCAGATCAGGGCGGTTGTGCCAACCGCGAAGATCCTGCCGGCGACCTGCACGCCAGACGCCGCCTCAACGATATCTGTCACAAACCTCACATCGTCAGGGACAACCTGCACCGGCAATGTGCCTGACACGTCGGTTCTGACTGAAGGCCAGAACATCGCGATTTCCGGCGCATCCCCTGCCGCGTACAACGGCACGTTCGCAGTTCACATCGTTGATGCCACGACTATTTCCTATACCGCAGGAAGCGCTCCCGGCTCGTCTCCAGCCACCGGTACAATCCTTGCCGATACGAAATATACCAGTCTCTCGGCGCAAACACCGACTACCAATTTCGGTGTGCCGAACGCCGTCAGGACATGGATCAACGCCTTCAACAGGGCTCCTCCAAATGCCGGGTTCTACGATCTGCCTGCGCTCGATCTCTGCCTTGCGGCTGAATCCGGATACACCGGATCGTCTGCAAGCGAAACGGGGAAGTGGAACGTCCTCTCAAATGCTGGCGTACCCGTTGCCAATGGCCCGACAAACGATAAGACGCACCCGACCTCATGGATGCACCAGCTTATCGCCAACGCGCTTGGTTGACGCTGCCTTTCCTCGCCCAACTGATTGGAGGTAAAATGCAGCAATATGATGAGTTTGAAGCTGTCGTGAAAATCAGATCCGGGGCCGATTTCGTGCCCCGGATTGAAATCCTTCGTTGGAACGGCCGAAAGGTCAAGGCTGTCGCGGAATTCGAGATCGAACATCGAAAGCCATACCATGATGGAGAGTTCGCCTGCAGTCTCGAAGATTGGAAAGGTGAGCGTTACCCGAGAGGATGGATCGCATCAGGCGATCTTGTCATCATTTCGCGAAGCTAGAGGATTCCCGCTCAGAAGTTGTAATCCCCCCACCGGGCATGTAACATACATGAAGTTGTTGCAAGGCGGGGGCGCGCGTGAAAAGCCAAGATCGATTTACATCATTAGATTCTTTGCGCGGGCTTGCCGCGCTCACCGTTCTTCTTAATCACTTGGTTCTTTCGATCCCCGGATTTGCCGAACTATTGTGGGCGGACCACAGTGCCGTCCACAAATTTAGCCTAGAGTGGAAGCATTTCATCTCGTTTTCGGTTCTGCATTTATTTTGGGATGGCCCAGCCGCTGTTTTGGTGTTCTTTGTTCTAAGCGGGTTTGTCCTCACGCTTGCAATCAACAACAAACCTATGCCTTACGCCTCATATCTATTAAAAAGGGTAGTTCGCATTTGGCTGCCCTTTGCAGCCGCGATCGCACTGATGCTTATCGCCTGGTTTTTTACGCATAATTTTTTGTTGAATGATAAGTACAGCACTTGGTTGGCTGAAATCTCGAATTCATCTGTTTCACCCGAAACTATATTCGGCCAGTTTATGATGACGGGAAAACGGACGGATCTTACACTTAACCCGATTATGTGGTCACTCACCCATGAAATGAGAATATCCGTGGTGATGCCTGTGATAGTTTTCGCAGTGTTGCGCGCTCCGAAGTTCACTGTTTTCGCAGCAATTTTATTAGTAGTGCCAGGGTCCGTCTTCCCTTGGCTTTATTCTATCGGGTCGTGGTCAATTCTCGCGTCCATGCTGCAGACGTTTTCATACCTCCCGCTATTTATTCTTGGCGGGTTCATTGCGATCTATAAGGATAATATCAGGCAAACGATCTCAATGCTCAACGGATGGCAATTGTTTTGCGTATGGGCAATTTGCTGTTGCTTGCTGGAGGCCAATTGGCTTTTTACAGAGATAGCGGTTCTGCATTATTTCTTGTCTGGGATCGGTGCCGGTCTCTTGGTAGCACTAGGTTTTGGTTCAGCGAGGTTCAAATCCGTTTTAGACCATCCCGTTTTGACATGGCTCGGGCATATTTCTTATCCCCTTTACCTGACCCACTTCATCGTTCTTCTGGTCTGCGCGCGGATTGGGGCTTATCTGGATGAGCCGCTCCCGCTGACGCTCATGACTGCATTTCTTGCGTCCCTTGCCGCTGCCGACGTCTTCACTCGTTTCATCGATAAGCCCTCCATAGGTCTTGCTAGAGCGCTATCGTCGATGCCAATATTTAAGCGAAATTTGTTGGGCGCATGATACCTTAGCCCCAGACCTTTCCGCGCAGGCCGGGAACCGATCGGGTCGCCGATCGATGGCTGATCGTGACCTGGCCGTCGCGCCCGCATTTGCTGCACGGCCAGCGCCGGCCAAGCGCTTTCCCCTCTGGCGGCATCTTGTCGATATCGATCTCCACCATCCGCTCGCAGTGCGAGCAGAAGATATCCATCCGCAGATCCATGGCCTTCATGCCGGCCCATGTCGAATTGTCGACCATGTGCGATGAAGGCCTCCATTAGTCGGCGGAGTCAACTCCACCCCTGAAACAACGAGATCAAAATGAATGGCTGACCAAGCTTATGTCGGGCCAGGCATCTGGATTCGCATCCAGCATCGCTTTGGGCCCCGGATGACAGAATGGTTCCTCGCCGGCCACACGACGATGTGGGGACTAGTTCTTGTCCTGAACAAAGATCTCTTCGACCAGGCGGCATGGACCGGCTTCCGGGCATTGTTCGGAGAGAGTGAAAGTCTGGGGTGGATCATGATCTTCCTCGGGCTGTTGAGAACCAGCGGTCTCATCGTCAACGGAGCCCGCAAGAATGTGACGCCGCTTATCCGGCAGGTGTCGGCGGGCGTTGGCTGCATGATCTGGCTCGGCATAACTTACTGCTATGCATCCTCGAATGTCATGAGCACCTGGCTCGCCATCTATCCGCTGTTTGCGGTGGGCGAGCTCGTCAACATCCACCGTGCTGCACATGACCAAGGGGAAGCAAGGAATGGAAGAACTCGCTAATCTGCCGCCGACTGCGCTTGTCGCCTTCGGTCTCGGCTTGGCCCTTATATTCGGAGTTCGATATCTCGGCCTGATCTCCGGCGAGAAGTCCACCCCGGTGAATAACGCCGCCGCCGCCCAGGTAGCCGCCGTGATCGTCGACCCCACGGCGCTGAACAAGCTGACCGAACAGGCCATGGAGCTCACCAAGTCGCTTCTGATGCTGGTCAAGGTCGGCGAGGAAATGGCCGAAAATCAACGCCATATGGCCACGGAACTCGACCGTGTCCGCGAAGAACTCCGGATCCAAAGGGAACTGGAGCGCCGGAAGTAAGTCTCAGGTCCGCGGGTCCGAACCCCGCGTCCTGACCCAGACAGCCGCCGGTTCGAACATGCACCCGCATTCGCAAACCGGCCACTCCGCAGGATCCATGACGAACCGCCCCGGTTCGCTCTCCTCCGGCTCATAGTCCATGTGCTCCCCGCACGACGGACATTGGATGCCCCATCTCTGCACATAGGGAACGGGCCTGTCCTTGCACTCAAAAATCCCCGAATCTTTTACCTCGACATTATCAGGGTCGATCAGGAACTTGTTCTTCGCATCGATTATGTCTGCCATCACTCCACCATCCGCCGTTGGCACGGCCCATCGCAATGCAGATGAATGTGGTTCTTCTTGCCGACGATAGACGCATGAAGGTAGCCGCTGCACTTGCCGCACTTCACCTTCACCGCTGTCTGGCCTCGGGCGATCATCCTCGCCTTCAGCTTCATGGCGTCGGCAACGAAGCGGACCATCTCCGCCATGCTGGTGCCGTCCTTCATCCCTCCACCCCTTTATCGATAGGAAGAGCGCGGATGGCGGTAATTTCGTCGCGGATTGCCCTGTAGCAAGCGCTATCCATGACGCTCCAAGTTTCGATGGCTGATCTACGGAGGCGATCTGCCGTCAATTGCATACGAGCCGCGATCTCCTCGATCGTCTCGCTTCGGATGCGCGCGTTCTCTTCCTGAAGGCGGAGGATTTCGGCAAGGACAAGCCGCATGCTTGATGGTTCAACAGCCGCGATGTAGCGCGCGTCACCAGGGAGGTAGCCAATAGATTTGCCGTCTCCGGCAATGACCCGAGTTGGCCCGCACAAGAAGGCGCAAGGGCTTGGATTAGTTGAAGCTCCTCCCTGTTGCTCAACATACCACCACGGCCCTTGCGTCGCCAGCGGTAGAACCGCGTCGATCTCGGACAGGATATCGACCAGATCACTCATCGCCGCCTCCATCCTGAGAAAGACGGGCGCGGAGGATGGCGATGCAGAGTGCGATCGCTGGCATTTTGTGATAGCCATACTGCTCAAGTTCCAGAAGGAATGGCTGCTCGCCAGGCCAAACGTTCCCTTGAAAATCAATGCTATTTTCGTCATCATCCCCTTGAGTGATACCCAACCGCCATCCCGGTAAAACGCGCTCGCACAGGGCTATAGCGGCGTCTACAGAGGCGGTGTACGGTCTTACCGTGGTAGAATCAGCGCGATATACACGGTTGTCCGATCCGCCGCGATAAACGCATCCAGTTGTGTTCCATTCGATGAATTCGTATCCATTGGCAACGCACCAGAGCACCCCATCCATATGCAGGCTTGGTCCATCGGCTGTTTCAAGAGCTTTAATGAGTTCGGATAGGGTCATGGCGTTTCTCCATATCCAGCTTCGGCGGCACGGGTGAGGGCGGTTGCATCTCGATAAGCGACCAGATCGAGTTTTCCAAATTTGTGTAGCCAGCTTTCCATCGGCACACCTTCGCTACGGAAGTTTTTACGAATTCGCCCGTCGCGAAGTTTTAGGTCAAATGATTCCGGCAAATCTGCCGGGCGACCCAAGCCGTCTAGATCAATCCAATCACCCATTTACTTGCCCTCCGTCGCTGTGGCAGAGAGGGCGGCACGGGTGAGGGCATCATTGATCTTGGCCTGAATGCCCCAAACAAAATCATCGTCAGCCTGGCAACTCGTCATGCCTTCAGCCACGGTGGCTAGTTCTTTGGCCGATTCTAGCGCCTTCACCAGATCGCGGATAAGCTCCTCATTCGGTGCGGGGGTGGGGTATACCCACTCTGGAACAAAGACGCGCTTCGGGCCGAAGCCGCCAGTCAGAAACTCCGGTTCCGGCCACTCGGCAATGGCTTCTGATCCTTCTGTGAAACGCGTCCGAACAATGCCGTCTTCGACCGAGACGACCTGATAAAGTTCTAGGTCCGCGCGGCTCGTTGTATAAAAATCGCCGGCCTTCGGGCTCCACTGAGCGCCCTGATAAAAACGATATGAGAGCGCGTCGAGCTTCTGTTGGTAGGTGAGCTTAGCCATTGTTGCCAGCCTCCGATCCCGATGCGATAAATTTGAGCGCATCGTCCAGGCGGGCGCGGTCATTATCGGTGCTGGCCATATCCAGCGCAGCAGACAAAGCCTCAAAGCCTTCTGGGCAGCGGAAGGTGATTGCGGCATCACGTAGGCTGTTACGATCTCGATCATACATAATGGCGCTGGCGATGCAGTTGATAAGCTCCTCCCGACTGGCAGTGGCCAAATCGACGGAAGCCCACGCCTTTGCCGCCGCTGCCATAACGTTTGCGGGAACTTCCCTCACACGGTCTTGAGGGGCGCCATTAAGGAAGTTGCGCAAGGCGATGATCTCGCTGGATCCCATGCGGGCGATCCAATGGACGCTTCCTTCTGGCCCGTCCGGTCCTTCGCCACGATCATCTTCCAAGACGAAATCGTTTTCATCTACGACGATGTATCCGCTTCCATCCTTCCGGATATGCATCACGCCAGGATCAAAGAGAAAGGAGTAGCCGGTGCAGTGCGGCGGGACGATCGCCCCCACATTTGAATCGGCCGTGCGGTTCTCCTCCTTCCCATTATCTGGACGGTCGGAGTCTACGAGGAGGGCGGAACGGGATGATAATGCGCGGATGCGTTCGGCAATGCTATTACGCTGCGTTTCAGCCAACCACTCCATCGCGTCCTTGTGGGGACCGTATCCTGGTGTCCGATCTTCTTCGGCTATCTTGGCGGCGGCTTCGATAAGGTCCGCATCACCGCTTCCAGCCCGGTCGGGTTGGAGGGCTGTGAGCTTCGCTTCGGCTTGTTGAATAGCTAGCCGTCCGGCGCGGATCTGCGGGATCTTCAGTACGGTGACGCTGGTCTCATCCATGTTCTCCCACTCTTCCTTGGTCGGCATCATGGCTTTCAGCGCGGCCAGCATCTCTCCGTTGATCTGTTCTGGTCCGCTGGTCTCCAACATAGACATGCGCCCCCGCAGGAACGTGAATTCGTCCTCGAGTGGCCGCCAGTGATCAGCGCAATACCCCTCGGCGCGCATTTCTTCAATGACCTCAATGATCCTCTCCATCCGGAGGTGGATCCATGTTTTTTGGTCGACCAGCTTTCCAGAGAGCGCCGCATCGAGGCCGGCTGCCTTTGAAGTCGGCGTAGATGCATTCTTATCGGTCATAGCCTGAAATCTCCCGCGTTGATGATCGCCACCGCCTCCTCGAGACCATCGTTTCCGACCTCGGAAAAGACGCCCCAGAGGATTACGCAGGCGAGATGAGGGTTGATGCCATAGCGAGACCAGAAGGCTTCCTCGGATCCGCTATGCTGTTCGTCATGCATGCGCGGCGACAGCGGGAGCACCCACCGATCGCCGGCCTTGGTCTGCCGTCCTCGCCCGTAATGGCCGAAGGCACGGTTCGTGAAGCTGAGGTGCGCAGCCTGAACGCCGTACTGCCGGGTAATCAGGCATGGTAGTTCGTGGATCCATGCCAGGTACGGCTTGGATTTCACCGCCCTGCGCTTCGGAATGGAGAAGCCGCCCTGGGGCTTGATCATGGACGCCATCGGCCGGCCTCCTCGGCGATCGACGCCATTCTCTCGCAAACATCAAACCATGCGCAGCTCTGGCGCAGATCGAAAGTTTCGCATGCGTGGTCCAAGACGATGGAGCCGAACCTGGGGATCGGGATGTACCGCTGCGGATCCGACATTAGCGACGTGAACTTCACGACAGCCGAAGTATCCTCGCGCAAGACGATGTGCTTTTCGGTGTGGACAGCGAAGCGATATGGATCTCTTCCGTATCTAGCCACCAAGGAGTCGATGAAGATCTCCATCGGATACCTCAGTGTCCTGGTCACCGGCCAGACGTAGACGATCATCTGCGGGCCTTCCGACATCTCAAGGACGTCGGCGAGTTGCTTCGTAGTTCGTCCGGAATGGCGAATCATCATCGGCGCGGCTCCGGAAAGGCGTCGTGGGTGACGCCGTCGAGAAGGCGGCCCGATTCTTTCTTCCCGACCTTCCGCATCCATGCCGCCGGTCCGCCATTAAGCGAAGCGCTACCGGGCCCAATCGTGCCGTCCGGCCAGATCATAATGTCGTCGGGCCCTGCATCGAGCGGATCTACCTGCACGAACATTCCGTTTTGCTTGTGGTGGTAGGATTTTCCCCAGCGAACGCATGCATCGCGGATCCGGCGCGTCCAGACAGGATGGTGCACGCGCGCCATGTGGCTGCCCTGATCGGTCTCGCCGCCGGTGATCACCCAATCGATATCGTGGATGAGCGGAGGGTCGGTCGGCATGCCGTGACACCCGCATTCCCAGCCGCTGCAGCACATCGGTGGTCCATCTGGATAGATCGTAGCCGGCCATTCCGGGTCGATCATCCCGAGCTGCGGCTCGATCGAGATAAAGGTGAAGAGAGGATCGACGGCGTGCTTGGCCCTGGAAAGATGCATCGTGTTGAGATCGAACCGCTTCTGATCTTCGGTGGAAGCTCCGATCGCGCAGTTCTTGGGCAGGCCGCCGGCGTCCTCGCACATCTTAATGATATTCTGCGGCCGCTTGGTCAGCAGCAGGTAGACCAGGTTCGGCGTCTTCCGCATAACTTCGAAGGCATCGTATCGCCATTGCACCGGGACATGGTTGTCGAAGATGTCGGACAGCGATGAGCTGAAGACGAATGGGCGCTTGCCCTCGGCCGCGGCCTTGCGCTCCCACTTCAACGGGGCATCCCATGTAGATTTCGATGTCCGCGATCGCGTGCCCTGCCCGCTACCGGGCTGACCCCAGACGACACGGTGATAGCGGGTATCCATCATGAATTCGGCATAGCAGCCGTCGCAGGCCGGAGAGACTTTGGTGCAGCCGATCCACCAGTTGATCGTGTGGTCGCACCAGGAAATGTTTGTGACTTCGCCCATTTAAATGCCCATGGCCCTTTCGATGGCCTGCTTCTTGATCCGCTCCCAGATCATCGCGTCGGTCTGCTCGGCGCGCAGGATCCGGAGTGCGATAAGGGCGGTGATGATGCGGCCTGGTTGATGATTGCGCCGGTCCCGCGCCCTGATCCTGGCGCGGAGCTTCTTCAGCTTCTTGTCGACCAGCCGGTAATGCTTGGCGCAGATGATCTCGCCGGATTCGAAACGCGCGGTGGAACGTTTGCAGCCCGGGACACAGCAACAGATCCGCTTCCGGCTCATGGCTGAAACCCGCGTTTGCTATGGTCGAAATGATTGGGGACGCCGTCGTCCAAAGACCCGTAGAAGCCGTTAGCCGATTGATCGTCATCGATGTTGCGGACATCCCAGGCAAACGTATATGCGATCACCCATGGGTTTTTCTCCCACGCGCCTTTACCGTTGATTTCGTCCCAAAGGCGGTGATACCAGGCGACTGGAGACAGATAGACCCCAGGACCAACCCTTATCATCGGTCCGCCGGTGACCATTGAAGAGGAAATCGGATCTAATTCAGCCCCTTCGGCTATAGCGTCGATTTCGCTGATCGACCTCAGGCGCTGTATACGCACGTCGGTAACGAAAAGCGTGATGCGGGACATCCAACGCGGCATATGCATCGCAGGCTTCGGCCTGGTCCAGTCGCCGAAATCAGGGTTCCCATCGGCCCAATACCAGACGTCGGTTCCGACCGGCCACGTTGCCGGAGGATTGACCTTCGGCTTGAACCTATGCGGGCCACTGAATTCCTCGCGGGCCCACAGACGATCTCCGACGGCAATAGGCGCCGTGAAGTGGTAATCGACTATCCCCTTTCCGGCGGGGCGCGAGACAGCGGTGCCGTATTTGTCCTTCATCTCGTAGACGCCCCGGCCTGCTTTGTCGGTGGCGACCTTGACGAAGTCGATGACCTTTTCAGATCCAGGGAAGCTTATGGCACGCCGGGTCTGAGATTTCCGGCCGGCGATGATGGCGCGGATCATCGCGCCAGAAAACAGCATGGGGCGGTCGGTCATTTCACCCTCTTAAAGGCAACGCCTGCGATCGTCGCGCCAACGACGATGAAGACGTAAAAGAGGGCAATTGCGCCTAGGCAGATTGTGACGACGGATGCCAATGACAGGTATCCGGAGTTGTCCATCGCCCACGCCGCGAGCGAAATCGATAGCCAGACACCTCCCAAGAGCAGGGATAGTGCGATGACGAAAAGACCGATCGTAGTCATGAATCCATTCATCGCTTCGCCCCCGGCTTCTGGGAATTGAACATGGCAAGCTCGATCGGCAGCCGGCGCTCCATCGCCTTCCGGATGTCTTTGCGATAAAGCGGATGGTCGATCGATCCGAGGATCATCGCCTGTATGCGGACGATGGCGCTGGCAGCAGCGCGGACGTCGAACTGAGCGCCTTCGGCCTCGAATTGCCGCCTGAGTTCTGCGGTCACCGCCGAGAACCCGGCGATGAAAAGCATGGTCTGCCGATCGAGCTCGGCGTCCGGTGACCGTGATTGTGGGGGCACGTCGTCGACATCGACCATTATTCGCTCCCCTTGGCGTCTGCAGCGATGCCGGTCTGACTGTAATCATCGGTGTCGCCGGCAGGTTCGTCCGCCTCGTCAGCTGGCTCAGGCCGCTTCAACGTCGCTAGTTCGACGGTGTCGAAACCTTCCTTGTCGGAATACACCCACGCGAAGTCGCGATAGATAGCAGCTACGGTGTATGGCTCGCCGGTGTCGGTGATTACGTCATCGCCGATATCGAAATTGGGTGCGACCATGGTCACATCACCGACATTGGCATATGCGGGCTGGTGATCGACCAGCACGATCTTTAGCGTCCCGCCGTGTTCGTATTCGACGGAACCTTTGAGGGAGACGATGTCGCCCTTCTTGAATGCCTGCTTAGCCATGCTGCTCTCCCCTATATTTTCCATGGATTGTGATGATGCGCGGGACGGAAACGATGATTTCGACGTCACCGAAAAAGCCCTGTCGGCGGAGGACAACCTTCGACTCGTCGTCGACAGGTCGAGGCCGAACCTTGTCCATGCGTCGCTCGCGCTCGGCCCGGGCTTCCATGATCCTCCCCCGGGATTCGGCGACGACTTCGCGCGGCAAGCCGAGGGACTTGGCGATTTCCCCGGTGGTTTTTCCGCCGTGGAAGAGTTCACGGACCTGGCCGTCCAGCTTCGTGTGCGGATTTCTGCTCATGCTTTTTCCGCCAGCTCACGGACTTCCATGCCGGCAATGCCGGCGATGAGCTTGCGGGCGTCCGCAGGGTTCGTTCTCCCTTCGCAGACGTCGGTGCACGTCCCCATGATTGCCTTCGCCTTGTCGACGATGGCCTGCGGCTTCCCCTTGGACGGATAAGTGCCGCCAAGCCCGATGCGCTTATTTTTCAGCACGGATATGTCCCCCTTGAAGTTCGTGGCGGCCCAGAGGCCCTTCGCGATTGCACGAAGCCAATCGTAATCCGGCGCTGTCGGACGGGGATTTTCGCCCTCAAAAGAATCCGATTTCGCGGGGTCTTTGCCCACGGTTGCGGGGTTTATGGTCGATTGAGCTTCCCCGTCGCCGGACGCGGTCGTGCCCTCTTCAGGGGCCTCAGGGGCTTTGGCGATTTCGTTGATTCGGGCCTGGTCGAAGCCAGCCGCCGGCTTGTCGGTCGCCCCGGACTTCGCAGCCTTCAGGCGATCGATGACGTCGGTTCCTGTCGACTGCTGCCGCGTCGGGGTGACGTCCCGCATTCTGTCCCAGGCCGGCTCGTATTCGTCTGGGGTGATGACGCCGAGCATGACGCCTGGCTCGTAGACCCGAGCCCACTCACGGGAGCCGCGGTAAACGAGTTGCTTGCGCCAGTCCTTATTCAAAGCCCAAGGGGAGTTCTTGCCCGTGGTCTCCCAGCCGCCGACATAGCCGTCGACGTGCCGACCGATCGAGCCGTCGGGCGATTCTTCGTAGATCCGGACGGCAAGATCTTTGCCGTTGGCCTCGCCACCGACAATCGTCTGAGCTTTCGCCGGATCCCAGACGCCATACAGCGCCTTCAGTTTGACGCCCAGCGTCGAAGTCAGGGCGGCATGGACGATCTTGCCCTCAAACATGAGTCGACCACGTACGATCGACGTCCCCTGGGCGACCGCAAATGGGTCCATGCCGACGCCTGCCGACCAGTTGCAGATGAGGAAGCAGTTGGCGCGGATCTGCTCATAGGGCAGCTCGCGCTTCTTGTTGCTTATCGGCTCACCGTTGGTGTCGACTTCTATATCGAAGCGCAGCGATTCCGGGATCAAGCTGGACATCGCCATGACCTCGGCGACGGCCATGATTTCCTTGAAACGTTCGGTGTCGAAGACGCTCTTGCGGGCCACGGCCGGCGCTGCGAAATCGTCTTCGTCAATTGTTGTGAGATCGTTCATGGTCTGAAGCCATCCATTGCGATTGCTTTGAGGAGGGTTTCCCGGTCGAATTTGTTCATCCGGATCGGGGTGTTTTCGCGGGCGTAGATCGAGACCCCGGGCCATTGGCCGTTGTCGAGGCCGTGCCTGATGTGCTTCAGGCCGTAGTTGATCGTCGCGGTGCCGACCAAGATTTCCTCTTCGCTCAGCACCCGATAATCGGAGTCCGCGTACTCCTTGGAGAGCGTGTAGAAGAAGGTGAAGCTGTTGAACGGGATCCGGAGGAGATCGCAGATGATCTTCGTCATCGCGCCCTGCAGGTAGTAGCCCATGTCGCCGATCTGGCGCTCCAGGAAGTCCGGATCGAGCGAGCTCGCCGTCTTCACATCGACGAAGTCCCCATCAATGGCTCTCACGTCAGGGCGCGACTTCAGCCAGATCCCCGTCGCCGGATCCTTGGCGAACATCGAGATTTCGACGTCGCCGTTGAGCCCACCGTTGACCACAAGCGGATGCTGGCGAGCGTCTTCCGCCATGAGGGCGATCTGGTCGATCTGATCCTGGCTGATGACGACGAGGCCGTTGGCCTCCATCCGCTTGAACCAATTTTTCCAGACCGTCTTGTTCTTGTTGTAGGTCTCGCCCTCAACGATCTCAGGCATGACGACGAAGCGGTCCTGAAAGACCTCATCGCCGAGAAGGATGGCGTGGACGGCCTTGCCGAAATCCATTTCCCGGCTCGACGGCTTCTTGAGCCTGTTCGGGTTGCCCGGGTAGTTTTGCCAGAACCTCTTCGGGCTCCCGCTCGGCGGTGCGATATGCTTGATACTGGACTTCGATACCGACGGTCCCGATAGCAGCGTGGTGTCGTTGTGGTATCGGTCCAAAGGGATGTTTTTGTAGAGGCCGGGGCGAGTGATGGTCTCGCCCTCCTCCCAATCTAGAATTTCAACGGTCATTGGATGTGATCCTGATGCTGATGCCGGCGCCGAACTGGATGGGGTCCGGCGGGCAAAGCAGCGCGCCTCCCCAGACGAAGGTCACGATTCCGGCGACGATGAAGCTGATCGCGTAATTCTTGTTTTGCGTGAAAGTGGTGTAGGCCCAGATTAGCAAGACGAACCCGACGGCGATCAACCACGCACCAGTGAGCATCAAGAGGTCTTCCGTCATCAGTCTGCCCATGTGATGCCCTTCCTATGCTGCGCGCGCCGGACGAAGGTCTCCGTCCAGACGACGCAGGCGACTATGAAAAAGACGGCGATGGAGATGAGGGCCGCTGTCATGCGATCACCACGTTCCGGATCTTTCCGGCGGCAATCGCAGCGGCTACGGCGGGGCCGGCACTGGCTTTGCCCTTGACGTCAGCGAGAACGGCCAAGACGTCATCCGAGATCTCATTGAAGATCCGCTCGGCCTCGATCTTCAGGACGCGGTCGCGCTCGATGCGCTCTTCCTCATCGATGCGGGCCTGCTCGGCCAAGCGCTCTTCTTCAGCGATGCGGGCGAGCTCGGCCTCCTCGGCCGCGATGCGCTCATCCTCGACGCGCTTGGCTTCAGCCTCGGCCGCGATGCGATCGTCGATGACCTTCTGAGCGGCGCGGCGGGCGCGATCTTCCTCTTCGTCGCGCTTGTCCTGCTCGAGTTTGGCGATTCGCTCATTGGCAAGGCGAGTCTCCTCGGCTGCATCAGCGGCGCGCTTATTGGCGGCATCAATCGCAGCCTGGGCGTCTTCGGCTTCCTTCTGGTCGGCGATGGCCTTGTCGCGCCGATCGTTGAGTTTGCGCAGCGTCGTGGTGTGGGCCTGCTTCGCCTGCTCCCGGAGATCGCCGTAGGTCTCATCGACGTGCATATTTTCGAGGGCGGTGAAGAGAACTGCCAGCGGCTGTTCCTCGCCGTCGATGAAGCCGTTACCGATGTCGATCAGCCGGCGGAGATTGTCCTTTGCCAGTTGCTCGGCATCGCGCTTCGCCTGTTCGTCGCGGAGGCGCTGAAATTCAATTTCCTGGAGACGGACGCGTTCTTTCTCGGCCTCCGCGTTGACCGCGATCGTCTTAGCGGCGACCAGGTTGGTGTAGGCGGCCTCAATTACCAACTTCGCCTCATCCTCGAACTCGCCATAGGTCGACAGCGGGTCGGTCGGAAGCTGGTCGATGCGATCCTGGATCTGAGCGGAGGTCTCGCCGAACCCGACTTGGCCGGCCTTGCGCGCATCTTCGATCTTCTTCTGGATATTTTCCTTGCGGGCCTTTTCGGCGTTTTCCCAATCCGTGAGCGGTTGCCGGACGTCATCCTGGCGCTTCTGCAGCTCATCCCAGATCGCGGTGCGATCGGCATCGACGCGCTTGACCAGCGCAACTGCCTCTTCCTTTTCAGCGGCGCCGACTTCGTCGATGCGGTTCTTCAGCGAGGCGATCGACGACGCTGTCGACTTGATGAGATCACGGTCCTTTTTGCTTTCGACTGCGACCGGCATCTCAGCGATCTTGTCGTCGAGCTGCTTCAGGAAGGCGGCTCTGGCATCAGGACCGAGATCTTTGTGGAAAAGCTTCGCTGTCGTCGGCTTATCCAGGGTGATAATTTCTTTTGCGGCCAACGTCTGGCTCCCTATCGTTTTCGCTGCGTTAAAGACTGGTAGGTCTGGATTGCCGCGCCGGCCTCGAGGACGAATTGCGCCTTGACTGCCGGCGGAAGGCGCTTCCACCGGGTCTCCTCCCACTTCGGATCAGCTATGCGAGCCCAGGCGGCCCACATCGCCCTCGCCGCTGCCATCAAGGCTTCTTCGTCCATGGGGTTCTCCGGTCAGGTCGGCGTGCTCGGCGCGGTATTGGTCGCGAAGGGCCTTGTTCGGATCATTGGCGATGAGCCACTCAAGTTCCTGAATTTGCTGGGCTATGGTGAGATGCGAGTTGCGCCTCATCTCGGCGGCTCCGCCGGCTCCGGATACGGCATCCAGGCATAGCCTTGGTTCTTCGGATGAAGACCGGCCCAATATCCCGTCGGATGCTCGATCGACGGCTCGGTCCGATAGGTCTGCGAAACCTTACTGACACCATTGTCGAGGAAGGAAATAAGGATGCGCGTCGGGACGAACTTTCGGTTCGATCGGCTCGTATCGCCAATCTGCACCCGGTCGCCTTCGACTACGGTGCCGCGCGGGGCGTCGGCCATGCGATAATTCCAGTCCATCACTTCGGTTTCCTTTTGAAATGGAGTCGGTACTGCGGTCTCAGAAAGACGGCGGGATTCTGCGGATCCGGGATTTTCGAGGATGCACACCACATCAGACCGGCCATCTCGGCTCGCTGAATTGCCGATTTTCTCTCGCATTCAGACCTGATGACGCAGTCCGCGGTACCGTCGTTGTTGATCACCAGCGTCGTCATCTTGCGTGCGCTACGATTTTCTGGCCGGCGATCTGGCGTCGCACATCGGCGATCTCGGCGTCGTCGCGCGCCTTGCTGCCGTCGGTGTAGTAGAAATTGTTGCTCATCGACGCCGCGTACTGAGCGGACTCCAGGCGAGCGAGACGCTCTTCCAAAGTCTCCGGAGGAGCTTGCAGAAGTGCGGACGGCACGCCAAACGCCTCAGCGACGGCGGTGCGATTTTTCTGAGCCCACTCCGAATACGAAGCGGGCATGACGTCGTTCACGACTTTTGCCGCGATCTCGCCGATGGATTGCGGACCAGTCGGAAATCTGGCGTGAACGGGGTTCTTGCGCTGTTTGATCAGCAGGAGGCAGCGATCGGCGAACTCGGCGTCTTGTCTCGTGACAAAGCCTGAGAAGGCGCCATCCAGGTCGACTCTGGCGACCCCTTCCCGGCAGCATTCGAAATAATGCTTTCCGGAGGTGTAATCGGTGAGGAACGATCTGATGTGGCGATGCCCGAGGCCAGGGAATTCCTGTCGCGCCCGAGCGAGCATGTCTTGCTTAATACCTATTTTCAGGGGGCGTTTCGGCGCGCCGGACGCCACGAAGCAGGACGGATAAAAAATCACGAATGCACTGCGAAGCTGAAGCATTTCCTGCTTCGAAATCATTTTTCTGGACATCGTCCTATCTCCACTTCGGTAGAAATAGGTATACCTGCTTTCCTAAATGACGCAATAGGTAAACTAGGTATTCGCGGAAAAAAGGTAACCTTCGATCGATCCCCGGAGTCGAATACCAATCGAACACCTAATGAAGCGCTTGACTGGACCGTCTGTTTGGGCCGAAAAGAAAAACCCCGGCGGGAGTGATCCGACCGGGGCTTTGAAACCGTCGCTCATCCAGAGCAATTGAATTAGGTATAGGGTAAATCCCAGCTTCCTTCAATACTTGCGGCGGTTTCAGGGGTTCGAAAATCACGAAATATTGGGTCTGCTCGGTGGTTCCCGCCAATATTTAGTGATCTGAGGACTGAGTGATGCGGTCTTTTTAGCTTTTGACCCGCGCCGCCGATCTTTCCGGAACATGAATTGCTTCGCGGTGCCGATGCCTGGCTCATCGGACGGAATCGAACGGGTTTAGGCGGCCCGCCGGATCAACGCTTTTTTGCAGAGGCGCCGGGAAACTGAAGCACTTTTATACCGGGGTCCGAAGAAAAGGGCCTTGCTAGACCAGCGAAAAATGGCCCTGACCAGGCTGATAAAAAGACTGCTGGTGTTGGACGCTGTAGCGGCAGCGAAATCAAACCGAGCTTCAGAGTAGGTTGATTCCACGGATGCTTGGTGCCGAAGGGTGGCACTGGAATAGAGGGATCTCCGGTGTGTTGGAGACCGTCTAAAATGATACCTGCACCCTCATCTTAGCCTCCTCCCGATAGGTATTCGAAAATAGGTATACGTGACTATTGCTATGGCCCACCGAAAAAACATATACCTAATGAAGGGCAGTTTGAAACTGAGAGGCAGAAATGCGGTTCAAGGAAAAAACAAGACACTCTCTCGGCAGCAAGACAGGCGTTGAAGCCATCCGGGCAACTGTCGTCCTGGTCGACCTTGCGAAAGAGATGGGTGTCACGCCCTTCGCGATCAAAAAATGGAAGTACGTTCCGCCGGGTCGTGTCGACGAAGTCAGCCGCCTCACTGGTATCCCCAAAGAAATTCTGCGGCCGGATTTGTCCGGCAGCTAACCGATCCTGCAACCTGTTCCACGCTCGGCACGACGACACCGCGCGAAACAACAAAGCGATGATGTCCGGTCGAGTGTGAGCGTTAGACCGGATCAGACGACGGAGGGCCGGCGGAGAGCGCGCCGGTGCAGGAAGGGGTCGATTGGCACTGCGTCGGTCCCGGGCAATTTCAAACCGTCGAATTATCGCAAGTCGTCTTATTACGAAGCGGAAACATGGACATGACCGATTATTCTCCGATGGAGATCATGAAGGGAAACCCCAGAATGGCCAAGAAATCCACCCCCGGCACCGGCCACAACGGTACCGGCCTGACCGAAGATCAGGAAAAGATCTTCATCGTCGAGCTGCAGAATTATACGGATGCCGAAGCATCCATGGCCGAAAAGAAAGGCTCGATGTCGGGGATCGTCAAGCGCCTCGAGGCAGGCGGCTTTTCGACCGATCATATCAAGTGGGCTAAGCGCCTCCGCAAGGAGAATGTCGCGTCCATCATTAATGATCTGAAGATCAAGATCGGGATCGCGCGCCTCATGGGCCACGCAGCCGGTCGCCAGCTCGACATCTTCGAAGATCGGACGCCCCTGGAGGACCAGGCTTACCTTGAAGGCCTTTCCGCTGGCAAGCTCGGCATGGCGAACAGCAATCCCTACGGCATGGAAACAGCCGCTGGGCAGCGCTGGCAGCAGGGCAGCAACGAAGGACACACACTGCGCAATGCGTGGCTCAACCAGGCCATCTCTGCCGCGGCGGAGGCTGATCTGATCAAGAGCCCGACCACTGAGGAAATTGCGGATGAGGCCCACGCCGAAGACGAAGACGCCGGCGCGGAAGAAGACTCTGCCGTGGAAGAAGGATCCGGCGACCAGGAAGGTGACGAGTTGGCGACGGAGGCCGATACGGATCACGCCCTTGGAGAAGATCCTGCGGAAGCGGCGCCGGTCGGGGCTGATGATCAAGCGCAACCTGATGTCTCGGGGACCGTCGCTCCAACTTCGGCTGGTATTACGGACGATGACTGGGACGCCCCGGTTAGGACCGTTCCGGCGACGTAAACGCTATTGATCTGGACCGCCGTCCTGATCAGTCCTGCGGGGAGGCGGTCCGCTTCGTGCGCCTCCCCGTCATAAACGACCCGGCCAAACTGGCGAAAACCCCATGATTTCAAAAGCGATCTTCAAGTCTGAGGCGGAGCTATGCGCCACGTTCATCAAGCAAGTCCCGAAGGATTGGGTCGCGTACCCGGAAACTTGCGGATTTGACATCGTGCTCGTGCGCCCCTCCGACGGATGCCAGATCGGAGTTGAGGCCAAGATGACGCTGAATGCCAAGGTGTTGTTGCAAGCCGTCGAGACGACACCGCGCTATCGCGTCCATAACCCAGATTTCCGCGCGGTACTCGTCCCATGGGGAACAGCCGGATCAGAGATGATGGCGATAGCGCGGAAGCTCTGGATCACAGTCATCCAAATGAAATCGAAGGAATTGTACCTCGCCCTGAGGAGAAGCACCTACAGCCGGCTTAAGTTTGAACCGGAACTTCCTGATGTTCTCGGGCGGGAATGGTACACGGACACCTACTGGCGCGATTGCGCGCCTGCAGAGCGTCTGCAGCTTCCCGAATATGTCCCTGATGTCAGGGCTGGCGCGTCGGCTCCTTCCACCCTTTCCGAGTGGAAGATCAAAGCGATCAAGATCTGCGTTCTGCTGGAAAAGCGAGGAACGATCACGATCGATGACTTCCGCCAGATCGGTATCGATCGACGCCGCTTCATGGAAATGGGCTGGATCCAGCAGCACCAGGCCAGAGGCCAGTACGTCGTCGGCAAGTACCCACTGGATCTCCGGCGGCAGCATCCCCGCAACTATGTCGAGATCGAAGCACACTTCGACCGCTGGGCGCCGCCGATCGCTGCGCTGCAGATTGAGGCGGTGCTGGTGTGATGGCAGGCGTTCTGATCCGATCCATCCTCAACGGCCGCTGTACGATCCACATCGGCGATTGTATGGACGCTATGCGCGCCATGCAGGCGAACTCGGTCGATTGCGTCGTGACCTCGCCGCCATATTGGGGCCTGCGCGACTACGGGGTCGACGGGCAGATCGGCATGGAGTCGACGCTCGGCGAGCACATCCAAGTCATGGTCGAGGTGTTTCGTGAGGTCCGCCGCATCCTGAAACCTCACGGCACCTTTTGGCTGAATTACGGCGATAGCTATGCCGCACAGCCGAACGGCCGGAGCGCAGCGGATGTCAAGGCAATCGGGAATGACGATCGTACCTTCCGGGATAAGCCGTTTTCAACCATAGGGCCGATTTTGCAGCCGGACGCCCGCGGGCCTCAACGGCTCGGCGCTAAGGAAGCCTATCGCCCCGACAGCGGGGCAACAATCCGTCCTGGTGGCTATCTGAAGCCGAAGGATCTCTGCATGATCCCCAACCGCTTGGCGATAGCTCTTCAGGATGACGGTTGGTGGGTACGCTCAGAAATCATTTGGCATAAGCCAAATCCCATGCCGGAAAGCGTCTATGACCGACCGACCGTTGCCCATGAGAAGATCTGGCTGCTGACAAAGGGCGAGGATTATTTCTACGACCAGGAAGCGATCCGCGAGCCCGTAAGCCAGAACACTCACGCAAGGCTTTCCCAGGATCTGCAGAAGCAGCTCGGATCCGTGCGCGCCAACGGGGGCACCCGCCCCGACCGGCCGATGAAAGCCGTCGGAAAGAATTCGCGAGAAAACGTCGACCGTGTTCCTCGATCGAGGAAGGGCGATACCGGCGTCGGCTGGGGCAGGCTCGATCGGACATGCGCAAAGGACGAAGACAGAGGTCGAGACCGAGTCGTCACCAAGATGGCAGGCGAGAACGAAAAGCTGATAAAATCGAACAAGAGGTTTGCCGAGGGCACGGCCTTGCATGTCGATACCCGAAATAGCCGCAACGTTTGGACGATCGCGCCCAAGGCTTTCCGCGAGGCTCATTTCGCAACCTTCCCGCCGGCACTCGCCGAGCGGTGCATCAAGGCGGGCGTCCCGAAAACGGTCTGTGGTTGCTGCGGAGCGCCGTCGGGCTGCGGCCCGATCTGCGAAATCTTCGGACGTGTTCCTGGCAAGGTGTTCGATCCGTTTGGCGGCGCCGGGACCGTTTCCCTTGTTGCAGAGCAGTTAGGCGTCGACAGCGCCATGGTCGAGCTGAACCCGGATTACGCAGAAATCGCCATCGCCAGAATTGAGGCGGCTCTCCAACCCAAAATCGCGAAGAGAAAAAGATGACCAGGATTCTCGCTCTCGACGTTGCCACCCGGACCGGCTTTGCAATCTACAATACCGAGGACACTCCTTCCTCGATCGCGCTCGGCCATAAGCACTTTGCCCGCGATGAGGTCTGGGACAAGGCGGCCGATCTCCGCCTCTGGATCCGCGAGCTCCGCAACGAATATCGTCCGGACTACGCCGTGATCGAAAGACCGATGGGGATCTCCCCTCAGTACGACAAGAAGGTCAAGGCCGATCTTCTGACCGGCTCGCTTCAGGACCAGGTGGCCTCAGGGCGCGCGATGTTGGAAAGACTGACCGTCGCCATCGAAAGAGGCGGGATCGGCGCTGGTGACGCCCGGGCGATCGTTTCTGAGTATTTCGGCTCGGCAACCACGATCAACTCCAACACCACGGCGCAGCTTAATTGGTTGGTCGGTACCGCGCAGGCCACGCTCGAGGGCGCCGGCATCCCGTGGGAGATCGTCTCGGCGACGACTTGGCGGACGATCCTGCCGAAGGATATCCGGGATGCAAAATTCCAAGGCATGCCGAAGGAGAAGATCACCAAGGAGAAGATACGCGTTTTCACCGACAGGCTGAGGATTATTGGCGGGAACGAAGACGCGCGCGACGCCGCAATCATGGCCTATTGGTGCGCCCTGAAGAGCCAGAATTTCAAGTTGTTTTTGTCAAAGCGCGAGAGCCAAGGGCTTTTGGTATGAGTGATTTCACAGGAAAAAAGTTCGGTAGGCTCACCGTTATCGGCATCGACGACATACACACGCGGAAAAATGGCGCGCGCTTAACGCGGTTGATCTGCCTCTGCGAGTGCGGACAGACGAAAAACATCCAGCCATCTCACCTCAGGTCCGGCGCAACGTCATCCTGCGGATGCCTCCATAAGGAGAGGACATCTGCGGCCAAATCCACACACGGGATGTCGGCGTCCAAAGAAATTCTGTCATACAAAAATATGATAAGCCGCTGCTTCAATCCCAGCTCGATCGAGTATCACCTGTACGGCGGCAGAGGCATCTCGGTTTGCTCCCGATGGAAAGATGGTGAGGGCGGAAAGACCGGTTTCATGTGCTTTTTTGAGGACATGGGGACCCGGCCTACTCCGAAACACACGCTTGATCGTTTTCCAGATCAAGACGGAAACTACGAAAAAGACAACTGCCGATGGGCGACCATGAAAGAGCAGCAGCGGAATAGGCGCAACAATAAAAATTTCGAAGTAAATGGCCGTTCGATAAGTTTGGCCGAGATATCTGAACTTTCCGGCGTTCCTTACCACACGCTGTATTCGCGGCTGTTTTCTTACGGATGGACACTCGAGCGATGCTTGCTTGGCACTCCTCTTGCAATTTCGGAGAAGGAGCTGGCGCTGTGAGTAAGGTCGCCTTCAAGCAAGCCGACATGGAGCGCGTCTTCAAAGCCGCAGCGGCAGCCGGCTGCATCGTCCAGATGGACATGAAATCGCTTATCGCCACGGTAATCCCCCCCACAGTCGAAAAACCGGTTGACGAGTATGGCAATCCGCTGGGACTGATTCCTTCGGGCAATCATGCCCGACGCGGAAAGGAACATTGGGATGAGGACTGACAGGCCAGGCTACCAGGGCCGGAAAAGGGGCGATGGCACGATCGTCCACTACTGGAATCCGCAACGCGCGGTGAAAGGCGCTCCGAAATCACTTTCGATTGTCCGTCTGCCCGACGACAGCACGGATGAGCAGATATCGGAATTCTGCAAT